CGAGGTCGCCGACTCGCAGACCTCCGATACGACCAACGACGCCCCGCGCAGCTGGTTCCAAGGCAAGCAGGGCCGGCGCCGCGTCATGGTGGTCGAGCAATACTTCTGGGTCGGCGATGACTGCTACCGCTGCCACTTCACCAAGGCCGGCGACCTAGGCGATGGGCCGGAGCTTACCGGCTACCTCGACGAGATGGGCGAGCACCACGTGTGCCCGCTACCCGCAACCAGCTGCTACATCGACGCCGAGGGTAACCGCTACGGCATCGTGCGTAACCTCCGCTCGCCGCAGGACGCTCTGAACAAGCGCGAGAGCAAGTCACTCCACCTGCTCAACAGCCAGTCCGTCATCGCTGAGAAAGGCGTCATCCCCGACCCCGAAGAGTTCATGGACGAGCTTGCGAAGCCGGATGGCTTTGCCGAGGTCGCAGAGGGCGGGCTCGTGGGCCCCGATGGCCGTCCGCGCGTGCAGATCAATCGGCACACGGACCTTGCCGCAACGCACTTCCAATTCGCCCAGCAGTCACGCCAGGACATCAACGGCATTGGGCCAAGCGCCTCGAATCTGCCCGAGCTCCCAAAGGACGCCTCAGGTCGCGCCCAGGCCATGCGGCGCAAGGCTGCGGCGCTCGATTACGGCACCATCTTCGACCACCTGCGCTTTTGGTCGAAGAAGATCTTCGAGCTCGACTGGCTGTGCGTGAAATGGACCTGGACGCGCGAGAAGTGGCTACGCGTCACCGATGACCGCGAAGAGACCGGCTACCGCTGGGTAGGGCTGAATCGCCAGACGACCCGCGGCCAGCGCTTCGAAGAGCTACTCCAGGCGCAGCCGCCCATCCCGCCCGAGAAGGCGCTCAAGACCGCGGCCGGCGACAAGGCGCCTATCATCATGGCGCAGGCCCAGCAGCAGCTGCAGATGATGGCCATGCAGGCCCAGCAGATGGGTCAGCCGGCGCCCAGGCCCGACCCGAAGATGCTCGTGCAGGCCATCATGGCGAACCCGCTGATGCTCGAGCCGCTGACGGTCAACGACGTGGCCCAGATGCAAGTGGACGTCATCTTAGACGAGGCCCCTGACACGGCGAACCTGCAGGAAGAGCAATTCGCGACGCTGTCGGAGATGTTCGGCTTGCTCGCGCAAGCCAAGCCCGACATCGCCCCCGTGCTTGCCCGCATGATGGTGCAGGCGTCGACATTCCCCGGCGCCGAGAAGCGCGAGTTGCTTGCTGCCTTCGACAAGGCGCCCGACCCGCAGGTGATGGCGCTGCAGCAGAAGAACCAGCAGCTCGAGCTGGGCTTGAAGGCCGCTCAGGTCGCGCTGTCGCAGAGCCAGGCGCAACTGAACCAAGCCAAGACGCAGAGCGAGCTCGCCAGCATCGGCCAGTCTGCCGAGGGCGCGGCTCCGTCGCCGCATGACCAGGCAAAGCTTCAGCGCGAGCAGGTCGGGACGCAGCTCGATGTGGCGAAAGCCAACGCTCAGATCCAAAAGGACCAGGCACTCACCCAAAAGCATCACATGGACATGCACATCAACGCGGCCAAGGCGCAGCGTGATGCGATGAAGCCGGACGTGGAAGTGGTGGAGGTTGGGCGATGAGCGCCACGATCTATCAACCGGGTTTTGCGCGAACCCAGCAGAGGTCCCGCTGGTGGCGCGACACGGACTACGCCTGGGCCACGACCGCAACCGACATCACCGAGACCGTCCCGGTGCGCTGGAGCCTCGATGCGGCGCTTGATTCGGGCGTCACGGTCGATAGCGTCACCTACGAGGACAGCGGCCTAGCTTCGAGCGGCTCGGCCATCTCGGGCGGCGCCGTTGTCACGTTCACGCTCGTTGGCCTTGGCGACACGAAGGTCACCGCGACGCTCAGCGACGGCAACATCATCGTGCAGCGCTTCCGGGTCTATCCCGTGAACTGCTCGCCGCGACGGGGGTATGACTATGGCAACCGGTAAGCTTGCTCGCAGACCACTCTATAAACCTGAGCGCAAGAAGGGCCGCAAGCGCGGCGTGCTCGGGACCGAGGCGCCTGCGGGCGCTCCGGATGCGACGCCGCATGAGATCATTACGAGCATCTGCGTTGTCGCTAAGCAGCTCGGCATCAAGATAGGTCAGGGCGGCGAGTACGATCGGCAGCGCGACGTCTATGTCGTGGTTGGCAAGAAGGGCCGGTGGCTGACGCCGAAGGACTACGCGATCCCGGGCTATCTCGTGGCGGGCGTCATCAACCAGTGGCGCGTCGTCATGCGCGATGCGGGCCCGCAGGATCCTCGGGCGTGGCTGCAGAAGAAGGGGTATCTGGAGACGCCGAAGCTTGAGGTGCCAGCCACGGCACAAGAGCCCGCATCTCAGGATGCATCTTCTCCCACGGCAGCGAGCACCCCGTGATCCGCCCCTGGCTGTCGTAATACAGGTCGCCTTCGTAGAACATCGGGTTGTCGGTCATGCTAGATTCTCCTCATTGGGGCGTATCTCAGTTGGAAGAGAGAGCGACTGTTAATCGCTAGGTCGCAGGTTCGAGTCCTGCCGCCCCAGCTTTGCCCTGTCCAGCGCCGCCTGTGCCTTGTTGCCGTCGTAGTCGCCCGCGTACTCCGCGACCCGGCGATAGGTGAACTGCCCGCAGCCCAGACACGGTGTGCGCTCATCGCGCATGCCATACATGCCGCCGCGGAAGCCGCACGCGCTGCATTGAATTAGGTCGCTCATACAGCCTTCCACCTTTCGCTGTTATCCCGCCTCGGCGCCGCATAGTCCGCGCGCTTGGGCAACGCTTTGACCTTGGCCGGCAATGGTTTGCCGCGTTGGATGACGAGCTCGAGCCCGTAGCGCACAGCATCGAAGATATGGTTGTGCTTGTCGAGCAGTTCCGGCTTCACCTCGCCGGTGAGCTTGTCCGTCTTGTAGCTCCACAGCCGCGCTTCTTCGGCCGCATGCGCGCAGCGCGGGTGAATAATGATCTTCTCGTAGCTGCGCAGGTGCTCGACACCGTCTTCGACCGAGCCCTGGCGCTTCACACACGGGATGACGTTCTCGTAGCCGTGGCGCTTCATGTGGCTGATGGTCTCGGGGCGTGAGTTGTCGGCGCGGATCGAGTAACGCGGTAGCTCGTCCTTGGGCCGCGCGCCCGGCACCTTGTCGAAGAGCGCCGGGGTGTCGTCGAGGTCAACACCGACACCGTACGCCTCGTGCTCGATGTACAGCCGGCGCTCATGGATCCAGCACTTGACGAGCGTCGTCGGGTCCACGGCGAAGCCCCAGTCCGCGCCGAAGTACGGGCCGTGCCATTCGTCCTTGGGCTCGAAGCTCTCCACAACGTAGCGGCCGCGCAGCACCTGCGCATCGGTCACGCGCCGCGTCTGTCCGCCCCACACGTGCGCCGCGGCCTCGGGGTCGACGCGATACAGGTAATCCTTCTCGGCCGCGAGCTCGGGCGATAGCCATTCGTTGGCGTCCCAGTTGACGACGAGCTCGAGCAGGTCCGGCGGCGGGTTCTTCACGAACCGCTGATACGTCGGGTCGGTGTCTTGATCCGGGTTCCACGTGAGCCACACCTCAGAGCCGGCCTTGCGGATGGTCGGTATCAGCGTCTCCCAGCTGCTCTCGGAGACGGCCTGGGCCTCTTCGATCCAGACGCGGTCGAGGCCTTCCATGGACTTTATCTTGGTGACGTTCGTCCGGATGCCCTCGAAGAGAAACAGCGAACCGTTGCGGTGCCGGATCTCGCGCTCGGTGACGGTGAAGCCTGGCAGATTGAGCGACGCGATGCGGTCGACCAGCAACCGATGTACGCTGTCCTTGATGCTGTTCTGGAGCTCACGAGCACAGAGCGTGCGCAGCTCGCGCTGGCCCGCCTCGATGAGGAGCGCCGCGGCGACGGTCCACGACTTGCCTGAGCCGCGACCGCCGCGCAGGGACTTGTAGCGATGCGGGTCGAACAAGGGCCGCGACCAGGGCGGGAGGTCGATGATCTCCTCGGTCATTTGTCCCACGTGCCCCGATCGATCATGATTTGCTTGGCCAGGTCGTAGGCTTTCGCCATAGCCCGCATTAGCGTCGGGCTATCGCCGCACGTGTGGATGTAGCCATCGCCTCTGTCGGTGTGCGTCGGCGCAAACTCCCAGTGCGCGCAGTGGTCCCACTTGACCGCGACCTTAAACAGCAGCGCGGCCTTGGCGAAGTCGCTAGTGACCTCGGCCTCGTCGTCCTCTGCTCGAAACAGGACCGACGGCGGCGCGTCCATCGTCTCGGCGCACTTGACATCGATGAACAGCGGCTCCGATGGCGGGTCGTACGCGTGCCAGCCCGCAACACCGGGGCGCTCTGTGTCGGCGCGGCAGTCCATCCAGCTCAGCTCGAACGCGAACCACTCGCCATCAATCTCGTGGTCTTCGCGGATGGTCTTCATTTGTCCCTATCGAACCGCACGCGAAAGCCAAGCGGCGCGCCTTCGCCGTCGCCGCTAAGCGCGAGGTTCTGCAGCGCCTTACCCAGCCCTCGATCGAGCGCCTCTTTGATTGCCGCTATCGCAACCTTCTCGTCGGTCGACTCGATGAGCTCAGCCAGGCGCACGATGGCCGGCAGCGTCATCTCGTCGATGGCCTTCTTGATGTCGGGGGCGATGCCCGGGCGACCGCTCGGGTTGGGGCTTGCGCCGCCCTTTACCCAGTTCGGGTTGCCCCGCTTGCCGGTCTTTGTTTCGCCCATGTTAGCAAATCACTCCGACCGGGCACGTGGCTGCATCATCCGCAACCGCTTCTGCTTCTTCGCCTTCTTGCCCCTGTTGCGTAGCTTCTCCTTCAAGAACCACCGCACCCAGTCCTTGAGCTTCCCTGATTCAAGCTTCAACTCTTCGATTTCTGCCCGCAACATTTTGAGCTCGCTCGGCGGCTTGTCGTCATCACGAACCCAGCGAATGCCAACAAGCTTGCCGTGACCGTAGATGCGGGTTGCTCTCAAGTCGCGCCCTCCGAGCCACTGAGTGGAGTATTCTGAATATCGACCTGTGGCGCTTCCGCCGCCCCGGACCCCATCTGACTCGCCTCGGCTCCGTCCGTCGCAATGGCGGCCCCTTGCTGCGCAAAATTTGGCATGTCCGGCTCGATATGCCGCACCCGCCTCCGCTCCAGTCCGCACGTGGAGCACCAAACCACTTCGTGCGCCTCGCTCTTCGGGTCGGCCTTCGTTGCCGTGGTGCCGGCGTGGGTGCAGGGTTGCTTGGTCATTTGCGTTCCTCTCTCAGCTTTTTGATCTCGATGCCCATTCGAAACATCTCGCTGCGCAGGCGCCCCATGTGCTCGTGCATCTGTTCCTCGAGTGCACTAACAACCTCGCGAATCATGCCGACCGGGTCGCTATAAAACCGCTCCTGTTGGTACTTGAGCGCCGCGGCGATGGTCTCTTCGCTGATCATGGCTGCCTCCACCCGGTCGGCTGCACCACGTACGCGAATCTGTGCCCGCGCCCGGCCTTGTGGTCCCATGTCTCAAGCCCGACATGAATCAGCCGCGGCTCGCTGTCCGGGGCGTGCTTGGCTGCGTCATCGAGCGCCATCTGCAGCGCGCGCACTATGTCGGCTATCGCATCTTTGTTCATCCTCCAACCCTCCCCGTAATCCACCACAACCCAGCCAGCACAACCCACCACGTTGCAATCGCAGCGAGCACGACGGCAACGAGGCCGACGATGGGGGGCGGGCGGTGGTGGTGGTTCATCGCCGAGCCGTCCGAAAAACCTGGTAGCCCATGAACCAAACCGCCCCGGCGATGAGCGCGGCGAGAGGCACCCAGAGCGGCGCGGTCACCCACAGCCACGGCCACGTGATCGTGCCGATGAGCTTAAGCACCAGGAACACGATAAAGACGGCGCCGAGAACATCGATGCCGCTGTTGCCGCCACTGCCTATCATCACGCCCTCCCGTAATGCGATTCAAGAAACGCAATCGCGTCGTCCGCCCCGAACGCAACGCACGTCGCCCAGCCCAGTTCCTTCAGCTGGTCGAGCCAGTCGCGCTGCTCCGGCCGCACGCCGCTTGCTGTCCCGTTGCGCCGCTTCATTTCGATAGCGACGCCCACGATGCCGAATTTCCCCGGCGGCGGCGTGAACACGAGCACGTCCGGGGCGCCCTTCTTGAGCCCCAGCGAGCGCAGGTGCGCGCCGGTGACGACACTGCGCCGGCCTTCGTTCGGTGGATGCAGCCAGCACAGCCGGCGCGCGTTGAGCCATGCGGCGACCATGCGTTGCTCTGCCGCTTCGGTCGGCGCAGGCAGGGCGCGGCGGGCGGGGGTCATTTCGGCCCGTGCGTCCACTCGACCGCGTCCCAGTCGTCCGCGAGAAGGTCCGATTGCGACGCGACCCACGGAACGAACTCGCCGTTGACCGTGTACATCATCAGGTACGGTCGAAACTTCTGAATTGTCCCCTCGGCGATACCTGTCGCCTTGGCGGTGTTCGCGTTGATCGGTATGCCGTCCGGGTAGCCCGCCTGCAGCACCACGTACATGCCCCTGCCGTTCCAGCCCTCGCGATGTACGCGCTGTCCGTTGCGAAGCTGATTCAGTGCCCATCCAAAGTCACGCAATTCCATTTGCCTCTCCCTGTGTTTGTCCGCCCTCGCGGCTCCATTTTCCAGATTCGTCCGTCATCGGTCACCAGCCATGCTGTCGAACCGTGTACACTCCGGCGTCCATTTGAGTCGCACCGCCTCACCCCCAGACTGTCCGTTGCGGTTCTTCCCGAGGATGACCTCCGCGACGCCGCGGTCGGCCGTGTTCGGGTCGTAGTAGTCCTCCCGATACACAAACAGCACCGCGTCTGCGTCCTGCTCGATCCCCCCGGACTCGCGCAGATCCGACAGACGCGGGCGTTTGTTCTCGCGCGCCTCGCAGGCCCGGGAGAGCTGCGCTAGCGCCACGATTGGTATCTGAAGCTCCATGGCCAACGCCTTCAAGCCCCGGCTGATCTCGGCCACCTCGCGCTCGCGATTGCCGTCGCGCCGCTCGCCGCTCATGAGTTGCAGGTAGTCGACGAGCACCAGGTCCAGCCCGCCGTTCTGCACCTTCCACCGGCGCGCAAGCGAGCGCAGCTGCAGGATCGTAAGATCTGCCTTCGTCGACACCGCGAGCGTTGCCGGGTGCAGTCGCTGCGCTGCGTTGAATGACTTCACCCAGTCCGCCTCGCCCATGCGGCCGTAACGGATGCGGTTCAAGTCTACGCGCGAGCTCGTCGACAGCAGGCGCTGCGTGACCTCGCCCTGGCTCATCTCGAGCGAGAAGAACAACACCTTCGCGCCTGCCACGGCTGCGTTCGCGGCAATCTGCGAGGCGAGCGCGGTCTTGCCCATCGCGGGGCGCCCGGCCACGATAATCAGGTTCGCTTTCTGCATGCCGCCAAGGCGCTCATCGAGGTCGGTGAAGCCCGTCGCGAGCCCATGATCCACCTCGCCGCGCTGCGCCCTCTCGAGCCGCTTGGTTTCGGCGCGCAGCAGGTCGCGCACGCTGGTTGCAATCTCCTCGGACTGCGATGCGGCCGCTGCTGCGATGGCTGCCGATGCGCGGTCGGCGATCTGCTGCGGCGTGTCGGTGCTGCCTGATGCCTCGAGCGCTGCTTTCTGTGCGGCGTCGATGATGTCCCGGCGCGCTCGGGCATCGCGGACCATGCGCATGTACAGCCCGGCGTTGGCCGTGGTTGGGACTTCCTCGGTCAGGCGCGCGAGGTAGTCTCCCTTGTCCGCAAACGTGACCCCGGCGCCGACCGACACCTGGTCAACCGGGGTGGATGCTGCGGCGAGGCGGCGCATGACCTCGAAGGCCTCGCGGTGCCGGCGGTCGTGGAAGTCTTCCGGGTGCAGCGTCGAGACGGCGTCGTCGAGCACGCGGGCGTCGAGCATCACTGCACCCAGGACGGAGCGCTCGGCGTCGTGGTCGTGGGGGATGCGGGTTAGCATGCGACCGCCTCGGGGCTGCGCAGGATCGCGATCACGTCGGCCCATGTCGCACCGATGTCCGGGGATGCTTTGTCGGCGGCCCTGCATGCCGCATCGATGGCTTCCGGTGTTGAGCCGAGCGCCTGGATCTCTTTGATGTCCGGGGCGCACAGCCCGTAGACCCCGTGGGGTTTACCGATGGCGCTCCACTCCCTGTGGCGGGCCGCGATGCTGTTGGCCGGTGGTGGCGTGGGCTCTGAGCTCTGGCGAACCGGCGCGGGTGGTAGGTTCTTTACGTCCTTGCGTTGGCGCTCGATGACGCTGCAGACGAACGGGCCGGGGAACTCCGGCCGCTTCGCCTGGGCTATGCCGATGGCGTGGGCGATCTCCTCGTCGGTGATTGGCGAGGCCTCCCCGAGATTCCACCAGCGCTTCCGATCAACGGGGCTGATCTCAGCAAACAGGCAGGCAGCATTCAGGGCATCGACCAGCCTCTTCGCCGACTGCGCGACACGACGCGTCTGGTCAACGCTCTGGTCGGGTCCTGTCTGGTCTGGTCTGGTCCTGTCCTGTCCTGTCAGTGCGACATTTACGGTCGCGTCACGGCCATGTCCTGATGTGTCGCGTGACTGTCGCGTGACATCGCGTGACTCATCCGTGACTGTCACAGGACGGACCTTCTTGGTTTCGCGCTCTTTTCTCTTTCTTTCCGCGACCTTGAGTTGTCCGGCGTACTCTCGCCAGTCGTGCGCCTCGAGGTGCCCGTCGTCGGCTTTGTCGAGCAGGCGGCAGTCAACGAGGGCCTGGACGAAGGTGGCGGCATCTCCGTCCCACTCCGCGTAGTCCGCGATATCGTCCGTCGTCCAGTCGACTAGGTTGCCGTCGGGGGCGTGGCGAAGGACGTTCAGCCACAGCGTCACAAGGTGCCCGCGGACTGTCACGGTCGGTCGCGTGACAGCGCGTGACAGGCGCTTGATCTTCACGTGGTCGATCAGGGCGTCATGGAGTTCGAGCCACATTAGGCACACCCCCGCAACCGCTCAATCGCGAAAGCCCGGTCCGTCTCCGGCATGCCCGCAAAGGCAGCATCGACGAGGGGGTGTAGTCCAAGGGCGACACGCATCAACCACGCGCGTACATCACGACGGCGTCGGTGGGCGATCTGGCGTTCAAGCACCATCACTGGCGACGGAAACACGGATCCTGATCTATCTTCCCCAGTTCTCCATATTGCGGCGCACCGTGTCTTCGGCGGGGGCGCTGCTGGGGAGCAGCGGTGCCTTGGACGCGGTGGTGGTGTGATCGACAGGTGCCGGTCTCTCCCGGCTGGCACGCTCAATCGACGACGGCTGCGTTAGCCGGACCCCCCGATCCACAGAGGCGGGGTGTGTGGCCGCGTCCTGTGTCGTCGATGGGGGGGCGATAATGCGATTGCAGAACCGGGCGGCCGTGGTCATGTGACGTCCGCCTCACTCTTGATCAGCTTCTCCACGCCCGGCCCAAGGCGAGCGATGGCCGCCTCGAGGCGGGCTAGGCGCTGTTCGGAGGTGAGTGGCTGGGCGGGGACGACGACAAGCTTCGCCGGGGCGACCAGGGCGCACGCGAGCTCGACGGCGAGGCCATTCGCAGCCGCGATCTCCATCAGCGGCGCAAGCCACTCGGCGCGGACATAGTGACGGTCGCGCTCCTTGATGGCGTTGGCGAGCGCCGACGGCTCGACCCCAAGGCGATACGAGACCTCTTTGAGCGAGGCGCGCACGACAACCTGCTGGATGACGTCGAGCACGACGCCCCAGGCCATGCGGTCGCGGTCAGGCGCGGACCATGTCAGCGCGAGCTGGCTCACTCCGGCACCTCGACAATCAGCGTCACGCGCGCATCGACCGGGTAGCCCTTGGGGCCGAGGTCGAGCACAACCGGCGGCATCTTGCGGTGCTCGATGGCGCCACGAAGCAGCGGCTGCGCGGCTCGAGCAATGTCCTGCGCGTATTTCTTCGCTAGGCCCTCGCTGGTGCGCCAAAAAGCGCCGGGTTTTCGCTGCGGTTCGTAATTTACGCGGGCTTCGCACCCGCTATCGCGTACAACTCGGAGTGACGTGTCGGGGGTGACGCGCATGTCAGCTCGCCTTGGGGTTGGTATTCCGACGACGGGGAGCGGGAACGCGCTTCGGGGGCTCGTGACGACGGCGATCGGGGCGCCCGACCCAGGTCTCAACAGGGACGGCGCCGCCCGTAGCCTGCTCGATGGCCACAGCGCTGGTTACGTCAGGACCGCGCTGCCCGTTCGCCCACAGCGATACAAGCGCCGGGGACACGTCGAGGAGCTTGGCGAAGTCGCCCTGCGAGATGCCTTTGTCCTCGATGTACTTGGCCAGCGCGTTCTTCTGCATCACCAGAGTGAGGTAACACATGCCAATAACACATGCAAACGTTTTTAGCACATGTTCGGCAAATTCGCCCTACGGTCCCGCCTGGGGGCCTCTTATGGGACGAAAGAAAACAGACTTCGCTCTGCGTGAGCGGCTGGGGCGGTGGGTTCAGCACTTCATGGACATCTACGGGGTGACCAAGGAGAACCAGGGCGAGTTTGCCGAGCGCCTTGGGATCTCAGGCCCGGCCCTGTCGCAGTACAAGAACGCGCGCCGCACTATGGGCCTCGATACGTTCGTGAAGATGCACCGCAGCATGAAGGTCAGCGCCGACGTCATGCTGAGCGCCGACCCGCCTCCGCGCCACATCCCCGCCGAAGCCTCGGGGCGGCCGCCGGCGCCAACGAGGCGCAGCAGAGCAAAGGGCGAACCACACAACCATCCGAATCGCGAATAGCCGTTCAGTTATCGCAGCTGTCTACTTGTTGGCAGCCGCCAGATGATGGGTCAGAATCTTAGACCCGGATACCGCGCCGCGTCGGCCGGCCGGGCAAGGAGCAGACATGTCCCCCAGGAGCGTTGTCGGTGCGGTGGTGTATCTTTTTGCAGCGGCATGCGGCAGCAACGACACGGCCGCCGCCGATCCCTGCGATCTGTCCCTAATCCACGGCACCTACTACCTCTCGTTCGCCACCGTTGACGGCAACTGCGGCGCCCAGAACGGCGCGCTCGTGCAGATGACGACACTGCAGCCGCCGCTGGGCGCTGGGTGCGTGGTGAGCTCGAGCAGCATCGATGACCAGGCCTGCAGGAGCACCACAGGCGTTACCTGCCAATACCCAAATCAGGGCGAGACCGTGGGTTACGACATGACGCTGCACACGGATGACGGCACGGGCGACACGATTGCGGGCCTTCAATCGATCACCGTCTACACCACGGCAACGGGCGCCGTTGTGTGCTCGGGCAACTATTCGGTCACGCTGACCCGCCAATAACCGCCAGGACGCGGCCCGCAACAAAAAACGCACATCCACGAAATTAACACTTGCAATCGACGATAACACATGCAAAGATAGCTTCACGGTCGCAGGACGCGGCCAATGAGGTGAAATTGCATGCCCCCCAGAACAGTCCTCCCCGGCCACAACCCAGTCCTGGCGTGCGACAAGCACCCCGGCGGGCCCAGGTTTCATTTCGCAGTTGATGGCTGCAGATCCTGCCTGCTTGACGAGGCGTCGCGTGCTTCCGACGCAGCCCGGCGCGCCACCCAACTAGCCGCCGAAGAAGCAGCCAGCATCAACCGCGACCTCGACGCAGCCGAGCAAGAGCGGGTCCGCCAGCACAGCCAGAACGCGCTGGATCTGATCTCGGACGGCTTCTTCAAGGCCATGCAGCGTCACGGCGGGCAGCGGACGCCGCGGCTCATGGTCGTCAATTCGGCGTTCGAGCTCGAGCAGGCGAACGGGGGTGGGCTGTGATCACCTCCGTCACTACCACGGTCGAGCTGGTCGTAACGCTCGCAATCGAAGACGACGACCTCGGCAGCATCACCACGCGCCAGGCCCGGGCCGCGCTGCTGCGAGCGGTCAAGAACATGAGCGA